ACGGTCTTGCTTGTTCTGGTTTTCGTCGAGCATCACAAGACTGTCGGCAGCAATGTCCACGCGGAAGTTTCGCAGCGGTTTGTCCTTCAGCAATTCCAACGCCTGCGGGATCAACTGTTGGTCGGCTGGCGTCATCTGCTGCGCGGCAGCGTAGGCAAGGATAGTTTGCGGCTGGTAATGCCTACACATTACCTGCGCCTTCAAGCGGATCAGTTCCGACGCAAAAAGGGCAACGTCCTCTTGCATCGACCGCAGTCTCAATCCTGCGTACTGTCCTTTGATTTGCTGCGCGGTCGCGGTTTCGCTGGCGAACGAGGTGCCACGGATAATGTCCGAGATACCCGTGATTTCGTAGATTTGGGACTTGATGTCTTCCCGGGCGCGGTAGCACTGGATGAGGGCGTTGGCGAGGGTGTCGAGCGGAAGGAGGTCAATGCTGCCTTTAAGGCCGCCCTTCTCGCTAAAAGCCATCCACTTATCAACTGGAATAAGCGCATTGTTGTCGCCCTCGGTCATCAGTCGTTGCAGGGCAGGTTGACTGCTGTCGTATACACCACGCACGCGCAGCGCCTTCACCAATCCGTCAATGCGGTCGGACAGGATGTCCAACTCCATCGCTTGATCTTGGTACAGCAGGAAATCCGGCACCGGCACAAGCGTGTCGCTGGTCGTCGTCGCGTAAAGCGGCTTCGGGCAGGGGAAGAATCCCTCGACGCCGAGCGGATCATCGCGGACGTCGATCATCTGCGGCATACCCTTGCAGAACCAGTAGACCTTTTGGGTTTCCTTGTCCCACAGTTCACAAATCTTCGCACGGTTGTACGTGCGCTTGGCCTCGTTATAGGCGTTCAGCGGTTCCGGCCCTTGGTCAAGGGGTATCTTGCGGGCCATTTCGTCGCCAAAGCGTTCTGCAAGCGCCTCACGGTTCATGTACACCCAGCGCCACACGCAGGTCACTTCTTCCCATGTGCGGGCTTGTGAATGTCCAAAGTCGCGCCAATGGATGTAATCCACCGGAGCGCACTCGTATTCAATCTGTTCAAGGTTTGGCGGCGCACCCTCACCCTGTTCGATGGCAGAGGTGATGGACACGCCATCATCCTCAATGCCAATGGGGGCAACGTGCGGCTCGTACCGCACCCACGCCGTACCGCGACCGCCGAGGAATCGATCCTCAACGTCGTACTTCATCGTTGAGCGGAAGTCGGGGTAATGCTCAATCTCAAAGTCGATGGCGCGTTCCAGCAACTGCGAGGCTACGCGGCCCACGGGGTCGTTATCGCCAAAGCGGCGGCTGATGTCAGCCTTTGGAAGTTTGGCGTAAACGGCAGGGGTCAGCGTCTGTACGTTTGACCACAGAATGTTGAAGCGGGCGGCTTCGTTGCCACCCTGCCCACGGCTGTCATCCCGGTACCGCTTAACGATCTTCTTGGTACGCGCCTGCCACTTGGCAAACTCGTTGTCATACTGACCGATAATTCGGAGGTACTTTTCCAGTTCCGGTTGCCGTATGCCGTCCATGATTAGGCCGTGAAGAATCCAACAGCCATGACGGCAAGCCCTGCGCCGGTCGTGATCTTCCACGGGCCGGTAGTCGCAGCGGCGTTAATCTCAAGGCTGTAGACGCCCACCGGGGTGTTAGCAGCCATCGTCAGGACGGTCGTGCTGCCGTCAATAACGCTCAACGTGCTGGTGCCAGTCGTCGTGACCGTCACCACAATGCGGTGGAGGTAGTCGCCTACGGCACCTGTGCCACCGAGTACCTGTGCGGTCTGCGAAGCGGCGACTGTTTCATAGGGGTAACGATTAGGGCTGACAATGCTCATATCCTTGCTCTCCTGCTAACGGTACGGTCGTGAACCGACCACATATCGTTCAACGTGACTGTGTTCTCCGGCCCCACCATCAGCGGCTTGACCTCTGGCGCTGGGGGCTTGTCAGCGACTTCAGAGAATGATACCGCAACCATACGGAAGGCGTCACTAGGGTGCGATGTCCAGTCGTGGCGCGGTGACTGACGATAGGCGCGTTTATCTTCGTCGTATTCGCGTTGATACTGCCGCAGCGCCTCAATGCCGTCGCTGCACTTGGTTGCGTCAAACCACACCCGGGGCAGCATCATGCGTACCGCTTGAATGCCCGACTGCACGCCAATGTCGGGAACAACGGCCAGTTTGCCAATGTCGAGTTGTGCGGCCAATTGCTCAATGATGCTCTTGCCGGTCTGTAGGCTCTTGGCCCGAGCATCGTGCGGCAGGTAGTGCTTGGCGTAGCGGTAGGGCTTCTTCGTCACGACGTCCGCAATGGTATGGATGTCCTCGCCCGATACGGCATAGAAGTCGATCACGCGGATTTCCCCGCGTGCTACTTGATAGAACCAGATGGCGGTGTCGTCTCTCCACCCCAAGTCCCATGCGGTGTATACGGGCATACCGGGGTCATACGGCACGTTGGTGATGCGGCCTTGGTCGTTAGCCTCGCGCATCTCCTTACCGTAAAAAGCGCCGAGAATCGCAGCCTCAAAACTGCACTCGTACTCTTGTAGGTACTGATCCTCGGCCAACTGCGCCCGTGCTGCGGCTAATTCGCCAGCAGGCAACAACCCCGACGATGAAGCGGGGAGGCGCAACAGGAACCATTCATCCGGCAGGCGCTTTGCTGTCTCGTAAATCTCCCAAAACTGGTTCTTGCCCTTCGGTGTACCGCCAAATACAGCCCAACCTTGCTTGTCTGACAGCGCCGGGCGTATGACGTTGCCGAATACACTGGGCTTAAAGTCACCGAATTCGTCCATGTATACGCCCGAGAACCCCAATCCGCGCATATTGTCTGCGGTTTCGGCCCCGTACAGCCGTATCTGGCTGCCGTTGATGAGGGTGATGGTCAATTCCTGCTCGTTGACCGATTGAGTTATAGGGTGTGCGCCGTCCTTAAAATACTGCCAAGCAATTGCCTTGGCCTGCGACCTGTACGGACTGACGTATGCGAACAAGCCATACGGCCCCTGATACATCGCAGCAGCGCGGATCATGTCGTTCACGGCGGCAACGGTCTTACCTGCGCGACGGTGTGCGACAAGGCAGGCCCAGCGTTTCGTGCGCTCATGGAACCGCATGAACGCCTTGCGCGGTGCGTAGGGGAGAATTATTCGGGAGCCATCCATCCGATCTGTACCTTGACCGGGCCGTTGTCCTTGCCTGTGATCTCTTGGCGAGCGAGTTTGGGAACGTGGTACTCCAGCAGGGTGCTGAAGGCGTCAAACGCAGCCTGTGGCCCCTTCTCCGCTGCGATCTCGTCTAGCCACCCTTGGAGGCGGCCTGCGTTGCCGTCCACAAACGCTGCAATGGCTTCCCTCGCGGCCGCTGTCGCTTTGTTGGGGCTGCCTTTGCGGCTACCGCCGCCTGTCTTTACGCCTTTAGCCATTGCACTTTACCGCACTTTGCCATGAGCAGCGGAAAACTATCATTTACTAACCTTTGCCAACTGTTTTGCCCTTTCTTTAGGAGTGGCGTTTAAAAATGCCTTAAACTGGTCAACGGTACGAAATGTTCCGGCGTTCTGTATCAAGGCATCTACCGTTTCGGGCAGCAAAGTTTTGCGGAGATTACTTGTTGCCGCTTCAAACTGTTCCATCGGCAGGTCGGAATTGTAATATGCCTGTATCCAGTCCTCTACGGCTTGCGGGTTCTTGGATTGCAAAACGGAAGTAGCCAACTTCATTTCTCGTTGCACATTGTCGCTTAACGGCTGCGGGCCGCCGCCCATTGCTTCGTTAATGCGGTCTGCCATTTTTTCAACTTGACGAGACCGAATGCCAATTACATTGTTATTTGCCGCCCGCGCCTCACCCGCCGCCTTCGCCACGCCACCCACAACAGGCACCGCATCAGCAACCCTTGCCATCGCAGGGTCAAAGCCCTTCAACGCACCGATCAACCGGCCTACCGGCACAGCAGATGCAGCAGCCATCGCCATGCCAGCCTCGTCATCGGCTCGGCGGGCGCGTTCAAAGTCACGGACAGCGAGGGCTTGGCCTACACCTGGCACTATGCTTGCGCCCATTTCCACAGCCATGTCCACGGCGTCAGAATCTTGCGGCTGGTCGAGGCTCATCATCCGACGAAAACGTTCTCTTGGGTTAGCGTTACTGCCTAACCATTCCAAAGCGGCTGCAACTTGTTCGCGGCGCATCGGCATTACTTGTTCCTCGCGCTGATGGCTCGTGCCTTGGCCTTTGCGTCCTCCTTGCTAGACGCGCCCCACGCCTTCAGCGCAAGGGCTAGGCGAGTAGGCTCGCCGTTCTTTGCCATCGGCCCCGGCATATTGCCCATCCTTGCGAGGAAAGAGGCTCGGCGTGGATTGTCGCCAGCCTTGACCGGGGGCTTGAGTGTCCCGCCCGTCTCACGCTTGTACGAGGCACGGCCTTTGGCGTTCAACCCGCCCTTGGGGTTCTTGCCCTCGCTACGAGTCCACGCGGCTGTCATTTGTTCTCTTTCTTGGCCGTCTTGGCGCTCTCACGGAACGCCTTGGCTGTCGGTGCGCCGGGTTGGCCGGGCTTACGCATACGCTCGCCACTGCCCGCCTTAATGCGCTCTTGTTTGGCAAGAATGTTGGCGTACAGCCCTGCCTTTCTCATTTGAAACGCTCCAACTTGTACAGAAGGGAGGCGATCTCGCCCACGATCTCGTCAATGATGTTCTGCAGATCGGTGTCAGTCGGCAGGTCTTTGCGGATGCCCTTGACGAACGTCAGCAGGCTGTTAGCGTACTTGGCCGCATCGGTCTGTACCTTAAACCCTTCAGGGTAGTCGGCCAGCGGGATGATCCCGTGATGGCCTTGATAGGCTTCCGCGTACTTGTCAGCCAAGTCCACGATGTTCTGATAATAATGCCCAAGTGCCTTGTGACCGGCAAAACTGGCCGTCTGCAAATGAAGGAAGTGCGTCGCGGTGGCTGAGTGCAGCAAAACACCTACGAATTCGGCAGCGTCCTTGTGGCTCATTGCATCATCCGGTACAAACGCGACTTTTGTTTAACCGTGTTTCCCGACAGCGGTACTGCAACCGCTTCCGACCCATCATCGTAGTGCGGCAATTTTTTAATCTGCGGTTTTTCGCCTTCTTTTTGAAAATGCGGAAGAGGTACCATGCCCGCTTTCGGGTCTTTCCGCATATCATCGGGAACAATAGACTGTTTGGGAGGCTGCTTTTTCCCAAGTATTTCTTTCAACTGTTGTTTAGCCATTTCAACTTCAGACGCTTCCATGGCGTCTAACATGGCTTGCAGTTTTTCCCTACGGGTGTCAGCCATATATCCCTCGTCAACAGTTACTGCGGCGTTAGCCTCAAGGTGGGCAGGATGATTGCAGTCGTAGCATCTCCCACCGCATAACGCTCTGTCAATACTCGCTCGGGCGGGTATACAAGAATGCGCTTGGACAGGTCAAACTGCATAGCGTTCCATACCCCCTTCTCAACGCCCTCAAAGTCGTCAAGCGTAATGATCGTGTCGGGGTTACAGAGCCGCGTCAGGTGTTCCCGATCATCCGACTGTAGCCGCCCGTCAAGGTGCAGCAAGTCAATCTTGCCCTCCATCTTGGCAAGCATCTCGGTGCTGCTGCTGTGGTACTGCGTGATCTTAGTTGCAATCGGGAGTTTGAAATCGTGCGTCATGTCGCAGGTATGGACGGTTGCGCCCAGCCGCGACAGCACAAACGTCGATTTGCCAATGTACGTGCCGATTTCGGCCACCCGGTTGGGCCGGAAGTAGCGTATAACCGCCCACAAGGCCATTAGGGAGGCGTGGTTAGTGCTACCAGTACGTCGGGCAGGGTCTAACTTCTCCAAGTCCTCAATCACGTGCCACGGCAGGTCGGGCAGGTCGGCAAAGAGGGTGTCCCAGATAGCGCGTGAAAGTCGCCTTCGGTTCAAGTTCAGCATATAGTTTCCCTATGTTCGTTTTCTTTCACGTAGGCGAGGACATCGCCCAGCCCACCGCGATGGTGTTTTCCATCCGCGCCCACAACCCCGACGCGACCATCATTCAGGTCAGCGACAAGAACACCCCGCCCGTGCCGGGTGTATCGCGGGTGTTCGTGACCGAGGGCAACCGCAAGTATCTGATGCAATGGCGTACCAATGCTTTTGCGGAACTTGGGCTGACCGAGCCTGCCATGTACATGGATACCGACATGATCGTCCGGCACCCCATTGACCCTGCCGCGCTGCTTCGCGGAACGGTTGCGATGACCCGGCGTGACTTTAACCGTGAGGCGATCTTTAACATCCGCCAGCGCGGTCAGGATTACTCGGAGTACGAGGGAAAGACGCTGGATGAGGTGTATCCATTCGTCGGCTGCTGCACGATCACGGCGGACTGGGGCATCTGGGCCGACCTTGCGGAAATGTACAACGTCCTGCCCGACAAGTTTCGGGTGTGGTACGGCGACCAAGAGGTTTTGCGTGAGTACGCCAAACGTACCGCCGTCCAGTATTTGCCAGAATCGCACTACGCTTGCCTGCCTGAGTACCTTGCCCAGCACCCAGACCCGGCCATCGTCCACTACAAGGGTCACCGCAAACTGCTCATGTTCAGCGATACTGCTCGGGCTTAATCGCGGCTAGATACCGTTCCATCAACTCACGCACCGTGGCTTCGGGGTCACGCGCAACGTAAAACTCCCCGCGGGGTTCAAATATCGCTCGGAACTTTTCTTGGCTCGGGCGTAGTTTTCCTTTTTGTACCTTGATTTCTACCCAGCACACCCACGGGGTTTTGTCGGGCAGATTCCGTACGACGAGCCGATCCGGTACGCCGCCGTTTGAGGCGTAGTCGAGGACGACGAACCCGGCGGCTGTCAACGCCTGACCGATTAGACCGTCGTTCGCGTCGCGCCTCGCTCGGTATCTCATCCCGTGCCTCGTTGATGCAGCGAATCAGCCATATCTGCCACCACACCCTTGTGCGTTTGTTTAGCCCTTTCACGCAGTCGCACCAATCCTTTTTCAGTAAACAACCAACGCACCATCGTTACAAGGTGCGGGTCACCGAGAATAGCAGCAGGGTCAGTTTCGCGGATGAGTTCACCTACACGACCTTTCAGCCTCTCCACCTCATCGGGGTCGGTCACTCGGCACAACACCGCATCCAAGTATCGTAACCGTTGCAGTGACCCTTCCTTAAACGACTGTTCCCACCCAGCCATAGCCTGTCTATCGTAAAACTCGCTACGCTCGTGGTTGATGTCTTTAGGACTGGTTTCCTGTTTCCGATAAAGAATTTCATCTCCCATGTCTCACCTTTAAGGTTATACAGACCTGATGACTGATGGTGAATCCGCACGGTTGAGACGTAGGAACGCCTCAATGGGATCGTGCGGAGTGATGACTGACGGAGCCATCCGCTGCGGGCTACATTTGCCGGTTTCCCGGTGCCATTCACGCTTCCCCGCTATACGCTGCGTGTCTAGAGGCTGGCTGCCCCGGTCTAGATTTAAGCCCTGTCTGCGCGTGGTTTCCCCGACCAGATGAGCCGAGGCGTATAGGTAGGTTGACAAGTCCATTAACAGGACTAAACTACATCTACGCCGAACTGCAACCTCAGCGTAATGCCATTCCCCCGGCAGCGTCAAGCCCCCGAAAGGGGGTTTGTCGTTTCTGGCCCCGTATAACCGCATTAGCGGCCCTTCTGGGGCTTTACCAGCCCTGCCTTGTATTGCCATACCCGGGCCGCAGGGATCGCCCCTGCCTTGACCCATTGGCTGACAGCGCCCTTGGTTACGCCAAACGCATCGGCCATTGCCGACTGGCTGCCGTACCGCTTTAACAACTTCTGGATGTCCATGGACGGCACTATAGCGGCCTAAACTTTTTTTGCATAGGGGTATTGACATGGGTGTATAGGTTGCTAAACTGGCCTCGTTGACAGACACAACGCATCCACAGATAGGAGATACGAAATGACACGCGAAGAAATGAACCGCCGCCTCAAAACAATCAGCGCCGAACAAGGCAATAAGATTGTTAAATTATTGAGAGAAGGCCACAACCCGGCGTCAATTCGGTTAGAAACCAACGCAACGATCAAACAAATCAATGCGGTAGTCGCATGGGTTGACAAGTACATGAGTAAGTCGGCGTAAGCCGCCCCTCACAACAGGAGCAATAGAAATGCCCACTTTTGAAACCAAAATCTACGCCCTCGGCGTCTATTGGCACGCTGAAGTCACCTACGACTGCCACCCCGGCGATCCCAACGCCAACGTTGCTGACGACATCGAAATTACCGACCTTTGGCTGCTTGGCTGCTACCCAGAAGGCTGCGAGTCGCGCGCCGTTGATCGCAACGATTACGAATCCGTCCGCATCAAGGCTGACCTCGATTACCTTGAGCCTGCGGAATCAGCCGACTTGCTGCGACGGTGCTGGATCAACCTCAACGTGCGTTCGGAAATTGCAGGAGATGACGATTATGAAATCTAAGCAATCACTGTGGCCGGTAGTCGTCCTGCTCATCATCCTCTTCGGCATCGCTTGCATCGTTGAGCCTTGTGACGGCCACAGTTGTGACGCGGAGGTGTCCAATGTTCGATGAACTGCCGTGGGGTAACGATGACGCCTCTTGGTGGCATCAACTTGACCTTGAAATGCAGGAACGCGAGGAGCAAGAACGCATTGACGCTTGCAACAACGCAATCAACCAACTGAGGAACGATCATGCAGAGTGAAACTATCGGCGCACTGGCCGCCGCGCTGGCAAAGGCGCAAAGCCAAATCAGTGGTGCAGTGAAGGACGCAGCCAACCCTTTTTTCAAGTCCAAATACGCTGACCTTGAGTCAGTCTGGCAAGCCTGCCGCAAGCCGCTTACCGACAACGGCTTGGCGGTTACGCAAACCAGCCGCTACACGACTGACGGGCTGATGTTGGTCACGACCTTGCTGCATAGCAGTGGCGAATGGATTAGCGGCGAAATGCCGGTACTGACCAAGGATGCCAGCCCGCAGGCGCAAGGCTCGGGCATTACCTACGCACGCCGGTATGCGTTGGCGGCCATCGTTGGGGTGTACCAGACCGACGACGACGCCGAGGCCGCACAGGCGCGTGGAATTAAGCCCGACCCCAAGGTGCTTGACCAAATTGCCGCTTGCGACTCCGCAGAGGCTCTCACGGCGTTGTTTAAGTCGTTGCCGATGGATGCCCGCCAGTTGCACATGGACGCTTTCACGAACCGCAAGAAGGAGTTGACATGAACGCTTTATTCAACAAAGCAATTGTAATTTTGCAAGCCATGCCCGCCGTCAAGTTTGTAATTGTGCTGCCCGATGGCGCAACGATTACGCAGGGCGATTTGCAATTAGAAAAAACAAAACAAAAAACCCGTAATTTCAAGTACCCAGTTGGGAGCGTATGCCAATACTACAAGCCATACGTTGCAGATTTGCAGGTAGGGCAAATGGTTGAAATTCCTTTCGACAAATTTGACCCGGAGCCTTTGCGGAGCGGTATTGCTTCTTATTGCAGCAAATTCTGGGGCAACGGTTCTGCAATGACCGCAATAAACCGTAACAAAAAATGCGTTGAATTGTTGAGGGTTGCGTGATGGAACAGCGCACCGACGAATGGTTTGCAGCCCGGTTGGGTAAGGTCACCGCCAGCCGCGTGGCTGACGTCGTAGCCAAGACCAAGACGGGGTACTCGGCAAGCCGTGAGAACTACATGGCCGACCTCATCGTGGAACGGCTGACGGGTCAGAAAGCGTCCTCGTTCAGCAACGCTGCGATGGACTGGGGTACCGAGCAGGAACCTAACGCTAGGGCCGCCTACAGCGCCCGTACAGGCGAGTTAGTGGAGGAGGTGGGGTTTATTGACCACCCAACCATACCGATGTCAGGGGCGTCCCCAGACGGGTTGGTGAACGAGGGTTGCGTGGAGTTTAAGTGTCCCAACACGGCTACCCATCTGGAATACCTGTTGGCCGGTAAGCCGGTTGAAAAGTACGTGACTCAGATGCAATGGCAGATGGCGGTGACGGGTGCGCCGTGGGCAGATTTTTGTAGTTACGACCCACGTTTGCCCGAGCATTTGCAATTGCTCATCGTGCGGGTGCCGCGTGACGACAAGCGCATTGCCGAATTAGAAACCGAGGTGCGTAAGTTCCTTGCAGAGTTAGACGACAAACTGGCAAAACTGAAGGAGTTGAAGGTATGAATTACGATCCAAACATGAAGGGCGTGCTGTTTCGCAACGATAAGGGCGAGAACGCCAGCAGGCCCGACTACCGTGGTACGTGCGTCATCAACAACGTCGATTACAACGTGTCGGGCTGGATCAAGGCCAGCAAAAAGACGGGCGACAAGTTTATGAGCCTGTCATTCCAAGCGAAAAGCGAGGGCAAGGTGACTCGCCAGCCCGCCAAGACGGAAATGACCGAGGACAACTGGCATGACGACGCCATCCCGTTCTGACCTGCGCGTGTTTGTCGGCTGGGACAGCCGCGAGGATATTGCGTATCAGGTATGCCGCAAAAGCATTTTGAAGCACGCCAGCATCCCGGTGGATATACAGCCCATCAAACAGTCAGAACTTCGTGAGCAGGGACTTTACTGGCGTGAGCATGATCCGCTGTCGTCGACGGAGTTTTCGTTTGCGCGCTTTTTGACCCCACACCTCGCCGGTTACGACGGTTGGGCGGTATTTGTGGACTGCGATTTTCTTTTCCGGGGGGACATTGCGGGACTGCTGGACTACGCCGACGGGGCAAAAGCGTGCTTTGTGGTACAGCACGATTACCGGCCTTTTGAAAAGGTCAAGATGAACGGTCAAACGCAACATCAATATCCACGAAAGAATTGGTCTAGTTTTATGTTTATGAACTGTTCGCACCCCGAGGTCAAGGCGTTGACACCCGAGGTCGTGAACAGAGAGAGTGGAATGTTCCTGCACCGTTTCCAATGGCTAAAGGACGAGTCCATCGGCTCCCTGCCGATAGCGTGGAACTACCTTGAGGGGTGGCATACCAAAGACCATTGCCCCAACCCCATCGCTGTCCATTTCACCCGTGGCGGGCCGTGGTTTAAGGATTGGGTAGACGTTGAATTTGGCAAGGAATGGCTGGAGGCCAGCAAATGAAACGGTTTCTTTCACTTGGCGCTGGCGTGCAATCGTCTACTTTGGCGCTGATGATTGCCCACGGCGAATTAGAACCGATTGATGCGGCGATTTTTGCCGATACGCAATGGGAGCCAAAGCATGTCTATAAATGGTTAGATTGGCTTGAAGCGGAGATAAAGCGGTGCCCGCATCCATTCGCAATTCATCGGGTAACAAAAGGCAATTTGCGCGAGGACAACATAATAAAGCGTACAAAAAACGGCAATTTACTTGTAGCAATACCTTGGTTTATAAAAAACGAAGATGGCATTAGTCGTATGGGAATGTTGCGGCAATGCACTGCTAATTACAAAATCATCCCAGTCACAAAAAAGCAAAAGGAATTATGTGGATATAAGTCAGGACAAAGAATAAAAGGAGTGGTTTCTGAAACTTTGATTGGCATAAGCACAGATGAGGCGATGCGAATGAAACCATCGCAGGATGCATGGAAAGTTCATCGTTGGCCTCTAATTGAAAAAAACATGAGCCGATCTGATTGCCTTGCATGGATGGAGCGCAAAGGCTATCCGCTGCCGCCAAAATCGTCTTGCATTGGATGCCCATATCATTCTGACCATGAATGGCGATTAATTAAGTCAGACCCAGAAGCATGGGCAGATGCAGTGGAAGCAGATCGTTTAATTCGCAAACCAATCCAAAATCGGAAAGGCGAGCAGTTTATGCACCGGTCATGTGTGCCGCTTGGCGAGGTTGATTTGACTACAGCCGCCGACCACGGGCAAGTGGATATGTTCAACAACGAATGCGAAGGAATGTGCGGCGTATGAAACGCATATTCCCCGCAGGCACGACGCCAGAACAGTTGGCCGTGGCTGCTGCACGTATGGTGCAAGGGCTATCGCCTGACCGAGCGTGGTGCGTCGAGGTATCGGAGTGGAAAAAGCCGCGCACGAATCAGCAGAACTCGTTTTTGTGGGGCGTGTGTTACCCCGCGATCCTAGAGGGCGGCGGGGAGGCATTGCACGGTTGGACGCGGGACGACTTGCACGAATATTTCCTTGGGGAATGTTTTGGCTGGGAGACGCTGGAAGGGTTTGGGCGTAAGCGTATGCGGCCCCTCAAGCGTTCCAGCAAACTGACCAAGCAAGAATTTAGTGACTATCTATTGTTTCTTGAAACACGGTGCGCCCAAATGGGCATTGTCATACCGGAGCCTATCATCGTCATACCGGAGCCTATCTATGACGCAAACTGACGCGATTAGAGCGCACTTGCTGACAGGTGCGCCCATTACCCCCCTTGAAGCCCTAGACCGATACGGATGCTTTAGGCTCGCCGCTCGCATCATTGAATTGCGAAAGGCGGGGCTGGACATTGAAACGGTCACCGAAACCCGCAACGGCAAGAAATACGCCCGTTATGTGTTGCGCGGACAGGCCGAGTTATTCGCGTGAACCTACGCAAACAAGCCAAGGGTCGAGGCTGCACGGTACGCCTGCCGGGGGTGTGCAACCACAACAGCGAAACCGTGGTGCTGGCGCATATACGTATGCCCGGTGTCAGCGGTATGGGGCTGAAGGCTGACGATCTACTGGGAGCGTGGGCGTGTAGCGCGTGCCACGACGCAATCGACCGCAGGGCGCATACTGACCTTGACCGCGATTATGTGCGCCTAGCGCACCTTGAAGGAATGGTTAGAACCATCGCACAACTACGAGCGGAGGACGTCGTATGATGGACGAATGGGAACAAGAATGGGATCGTATGACTCACACTTCGACCGAATACAAGAGAGAGATTCGAGAAATGCGCGAGCGCATATATCACTACCTCAAACGCATTGCGGAACTAGAGGCCGAGGTGCATGAATTGCGTGCAAAGGACAGTCAGTGGGTGCAAGAACCATGAGTTTTTGGGTAGACACGCCGTACACCACGGCCTACGTCCGTAACGAGTTCTTGTACGACCAGCAAAGCGGTCATGGTGAGTTTACTGAATGTACCGTGTTTGGTTTTCGCGCAGAGCCGATGCGGGTGCCGATGTTTCAGATTATGACGGCACAGGGGGCGCAGTGGGCGCGTATCCCTATCCACGCCTTATGTTCTAAGCCATGCCCTGCCATAAGCCTTCAGGTTGCGTGCTGGTGGGACTCATTCAGCCGGTTCTGCGAGGTGCGCGAGGTGCAGTTCCTGCGTAACCACCGGGTACAGGCTATTGGACGCGATGGCGTTAAGCGCCCGGGCGTGTACCTGTTCACCGTGTTCTGGGCCAACGGCGGTTGGTCAGAAATCAGCGACCAAAGCAAAGACCATCACATCATCGCGCTAGACAGTGGGCAATGGATTGCATACCCCAACAACAGGTTGTTGTGGGTAGACGAGTCTTGGATTAACGGAGACGTTCCAAGGGATTGGAAGTCACCATCAACGTCCTACAGCGTGGAGGCCATGCCGTGAAACGACTTATAAACGCATTAGAACGGTTTTTAACCCGTTACAGTACGTATGACTGGAGGCACGTACCGCCGCCCGAATGGGCTGCCAAGCGTTCTGGCGTAGAGATTTGGTGAGGGGTCGTCTAAAGGCAGGACACGGGATTTTGATTCCTGTTATCTAGGTTCGACTCCTAGCCCCTCAGCCATATACAGCGCACGTTCGTCTCGACGTCGCTTGACAAGGCCGGGAAGCACGCGCCCACCGGCCTTTGTCCACTTTAGGAATTCGTCAGCCGCTTCTTCAAAGTCACCCCGGTTGGTTTTCATGCGTAGGCTAGAGCGTTGCAGATTTCCAAGGCCCACGTTGAAACTGAAGGAAACCAAAGCATCGAAAATCCCTTGATGACCAAGAGCAGCAGGGCAAAGTCGGGCCACGCCGCGCTCAAACCGGCCAAGGTCTTGAGCAAGGATAGCGTCCACCTCTCCCATCGTGAGGGTGCGATCCCAGCC